TAGCCTCACGATGACGATCCGCTCAGGCCGCCGCTTGCGGGTTCCGATCCTTGCAGATCCGTTAATCGAGAATTACTGCTCGGCGGCTTAGTTCGGCGAAATCGAGGACCACGGGCGATAAGCCTGCGTGAACATCTCCGGCGCCGAACCCAGGCCCGAGCTGGGCGAGCATCGAGCCGACATCCGAACTCGGCCGTTGCGGGGCTGGGGCTGAAACCAACGGCGGCCGCTGGTGCTTGTCTCTGCCCACACCAAGATAGGCTGCTATCAACAGATGCAGCGGCGGGTACTGCGCCCAGTACGACGTCAACTCCTCAACTTGGAAGAGCGTCATCTCGTCAATTATCGTGTAGCTATATCCACAGGCGGTGGCGAGCAGCCCATAGATTTCTGGCCAGCGGTCAGAGTCCCGGGAATTTTCTCGGAAAATGAGCCGGAGCTCGCTCTGTCTGCCCCCGAGGTCGTCTCGGGGGCAGGCGCTTCCCCCATAGCGGCTGCTCCGCCCGGCTTCAGGCCCGAGCCGGTGAGGACGGCATTCAGGACAACACTGGCATTTCCGAGATCGAGCAAGTTCTCGACCTTCTCCGGCGTCGTCTCGGGATAGTTTCGCTGCAACGCCGCAGCGACTATGTCGATCAGCACGGCGATCTGTGCCTCTCCCATTGACGCACCGATTTCGGTCAGCTGTCGGACTTTTGGCATCAGCCGGCGGAGCTGACCGAGCGTGAGTGGCGGCACGATCCAGTCCTCACCGCCCATTGCCACCACTACCCCAGGGATCATCATTCCACCGTACTCAAGTAACCGATCGTTCCCGAAGCGTCAGCAAAAGCGGTGAAGTCGAGCTCGTTGATCGTCCAGGTATCGAGCTTTGTCGGTAGAGACAGCTTGTTGGCCGTGCAGGCGTTGAGACGAAGAGCGGTGCCGCTACCGTTGTAGGCTGTATAGAAAGTAGCCTTGAAGGTGGGAGTAATGCCCATAGGCTGGTTGGTCAGCGTCAGTCTGTTGCCGCTTGTCGCGATATTGTATGTGTACGAGACCAAGACCGCGGCACTGGCGTCGGCAGAGGAGAACGTATACACGCCGGTGCCGAAATTCACCGAGTACTGGCCGGCGGCCGAGGGTGTAGTCACCCGATTGAAACGCTTGCCGCTGATGGCATAGCTGACGCCGAGATCGTCATTGTAGCTCGCGGCATTCGCGGGTGTCACAGTGTAAGGCGTCGTAGCCGGAACCGCTGCGGCCTCTAGCTGCGAGACCGCGAACTGCCCGGTAGCCGGCGTCACCCCAAAGAAAATGTCTGAATACAGCAGACCCAGGATCTGGGCGAATTTAGCTTTGCCGGTTATTTTACCTTGCCCGCGCGCTATTGCCACGGGGAACTGCAGCTGGCCATAAAGCTCTTTATCACTCCAATCGAAATCGATCTGAATGTCCTGCAGCACACCGAATTGCCGCGGCCCGATGCCCGAACCGGTCACATCAGTGCGTTCGCCCCACGCCGCGCCGGAGCCGAAGCTCAATTGCATCTCACATACTCCCCTTCAACAGCCGCTTTAGCTTCTCCTTGGCGGCATGGGCGATATTCCAAGCCTGCGTATCGCGGGCGACTGCCGACCCCGGGAAATGGTCGGCCCACCAGCGTTCGATCAGATGCTCGATCGAACCGGGGTTGGCGGTTTGGTTCGTGCTGTGATCTTCTTCGGCCATCGGCCACTCCTTTGAGTGAAGGCGCATTGAGGCGTCGGGGGGAGAACGCAGAAGGCGCGCTAGACCCTCGTCAGCTCAGATTACCTTCGGATCGTCAAATGCACAGGATTTCGACGGGTACGATCGCAATGGCCTGATCGCCCAGGACTCCTTCGTCCGTCTGAATCTTGCCTGATATATAGGCGTGCTGAACCATTTGAGGCAGCCCCAGATTCTGGATCCCGCTTGTCGGTGACGGTGCGAGCGCGGCCTCGAAAGCATCAAGCAGCGGATTCAAGATCGTTACGGGCGCTAGATAGGGATCGCTAGAATGCGCGTATATGTAAAATTCCGCGTATAGAGTCCACACGATCGGCGCGCCGAGCTTCTTTATCGCAGCTTGGCCGCCTTTCTCGCTCATGAACAAGGCCGGCTGCTCGGCCGGAGCGACGTCGGTCCAATGCCGCAGACGCCGATTCGCACTGGCGAAACGTGCTGCGTTCGCGCCGAGCGCCCACAGTGCGGTAAAGATCTGCTCGCGAACTATCATCGGTCGGCTTAGCTTTATAAACGAGCGAACGTCATCACGTCAGTGCCTCGCGCAACGCCGTCTCCACCTCATCGCGGATGGCGGGATCCATATCTTCCAGGGCGGAGCGCAGAAACGAGCGCTGCGGAAGCTCCATTCTCCGGCGGTAAGCTCTGACATTGATAGTCTCCTCGGCTATCGGGCGTCCGAAAGCTTCCGTTATACGGCGCAGATACGCTCTGACGTTCACCGTACCGGCGAGACCATATTCGTGAACGTGAGCATATTCGTTGTCGCTGAAGACCGTTGCTGAGATCGCCCCGCTGCCCTCGTCGATTTGCAAATCGATACTCGACCTAAGCGAACCGGAGCGGGCGGCGAGTATTTGACCGGAGAGCTCATCCTCCTGGATCCTGCGTTGAAGCTCGATACCCAAGCGGGTGATCGCGCGCGCGATCCCCGACGCAATCGCATCCGGAGCGTCGCGCAGCCACGCCAGCACCACGTTATCCCCGACTAGGCGGGCAGTAATCATAGGACACCAGATATTATTGCCCCGTCATCGTCGGGATCGGTTGGACCGCGGTGATCGGCGACACCAGACGATACCGTTGCAGTAGCGTTTTGATCGCATCGCTCATGTCTTTTTGCGCGTAAGCAACGGTCTCTGCGCCGCCTAAAGATCGCGACAATTCACCAATCCGAGTACGCTCGCGATAACGAAGCGCGACAAACTCGATGCACGCCTGCGCGACCTCGGGCGGCGTAGTCAAATATCCAGCCGTGTACGCGATCGCGATGTTTTGGGCTCCGCGGCTGAACCTGTAACCGCGAACCGAAAGCTGTGTAGGGCTGAAACTGTAGCCCGGAGCTGTACTCGACGGCGCGGCAGGAACGGGTTGATCATCGATCGTCAACGTCAATACGGCGCTGACCGGAAAGCACGCGAATTGCAAGCCGCAGCCTCCCGTCCCGTCGCGCGTCTCTTGGTAATTCGCCAGCGCGATTGGACGATTGAGCCAGGTCTGAATGTATTGACTGGCCGCCGTAATAAGACGGGTGAGCAGCGCATCGTCCGTTGCCGGAAAGGCGGCCTGCCCGGTTTGCAGCCACGCTTTGACGTCGGCGAGGGTCGTCAAATCTCCAAAAGCCACCGGATCAGCCCTCTATGGAACAATTGCTTGGCGACCGTCTCGTTCGACTCGGCGCGGCTGACACTCCTCCAAAACCGGCACAAAACCATGTGCCAACAGCTCGGAAGTGGCCTCCGCCGGCACTAATACGTCCCCGTTTGCGTCGCGAAGATATTGACGGCCGCGATAGGAACACCCGGCCGCATTGTCGTGATGCGCTCTGAGCGCGCCCACCGAAACTGCATTTGGGCCGGACTTCGCCAAGGCGAACCCACCGATCGCGGTCAGAGGCCCGACAGCCTCGACCGGAACCCAGACCAAGCCGTCGTTGTCGACCGCATATCGCGCAGTACCGTGATTGGCCTCATCCTGACCGAAGACGGCGCGCAGTGGAATCAAGTCGCACGCAACAGAGGCCCCCGGGCTGAACCCGGGGGCGAGGGTTGCGAACGGTCCCTGCGGAGGTGCTGAGACTTGGGCCGTTGCCATCAACCGTTTCCGATGTTGCCGATAACGCCCATGGCGAAAGGCGCGTAGACCGCCAGCACCTCCTCGGCATAGACGCCGACTTGGCGCTGACGGGTCACGATCGGCCAATCGATCTGGTAGTAATCTTGCCGCGTCTTGACCTCGGCGACGTTCGGCACTTGGTTCGACTGGTACTGGAT